GTGAGAAGAATTGGCTGGCGATTGAGGGGACAGACGACGTGGTGTACAGCTGGAATCCGCTCCGCGTCGGGACGTTTCAGGGGAATGAGCTGGCGATTCACACAGAGCACGATACACCGTGGTACTTCAAGCATTTCCGGGGTTCGGCAGTGGCTTTTCAGCCCGCTCAGTATCCGGGTGAGACGTGGGTACTGGTTCACACGGTTGAGTACTGCCAGCCCCGCAAGTACTTCCATCTGTTCGTGCGTCTTGACGAGAAGTACAATGTAAAATGTATTAGCCGTCCCTTCGTGTTCCGGGCCAAGACGATTGAGTACTGCATTGGGTGCATGCCAGACCCCGCAATGACAACGCTGACTTGTATCTTCTCGACGATGGACGATAATCCGCGTATGATTGATATTCCTGTGTCGAGTTTGGAGTGGATTCAAGCGTAGAGCTGACGCCACGATTCATTTGTCACCGCCGCAGTGTCCTTCAGAATGTGGCGGGCTGTGTCCACGTCCAGCACGCACGGCAGCGTAATCTTCTTGTAGAACACATAGTCCTTCGCCGTCTTCTCGTCGGCAATACGGAGCAGGTTAATACGCGTCACTAGCGACTCGACGGAGCGAATCAGTGTGCGAACACCCTCCTCGTCCTTGCTGAACTCCTCAATCAAGTACTTCACCGCATCATCTGTCAGGGTCAGTTGGCCCGTCAGCTGAACGCGGTCCAGGATCTGCGGCCACACATACTTGGTGAGAATGTTCTTCTTGTCCTCCACATTGTACCCTGAGCAGTTGATAACCTGCATGCGGTCCCGGAGAATCGGGTGGACCTTGGACTCGTCGTTGAAGCTAAACACGAACAGGCACTGGCTCAGATCAAAGTCCACACCAGCGAAATAGCGGTCATGGAACTGGGTGTTCTGCGAGCGGTCCGTCAGGTGAATGAGCATGGAGACAATCTCATCGCCATGCGAGGTGGTGGAGATCTTATCCAGCTCATCGAAATACAGCACCGGGTTCATGCACCGGGCCGTCATGAGCGAATCTGCGATGCGGCCGCACATGGACCCCTCATACGTGAAGGAGTGTCCGACAAAGTTGGCCGAATCCGAGGCACCGCCCAACGAGAAGAACTCAAACGGACGCTGGAGAACCTGGGCCACACCGTTCTTGGCGATGCTCGTCTTTCCCACACCTGGCGGTCCCTTGAGAGCAATGACATTGCCCAACGACCCGGGGCTAGAAATCCACTGGGCCAGTGTCTGCATGATCTGTGTCTTGGCCGTGGGCATGCCGTACACAGCCTTGTCCAGCATCTCGCGGGTCTGAGAGAGATACTTTGCACACGGCTCCGGACCATCTGAGAGCTTGACAGGCAGAGTGACCATCTTGCCAAAGGGGATGCGAAGGAATGACTCGACCCATGTCCTCAGCTTGTATCCCTCTGAGCCATCCATCTCATTCAGGATGTCAATCTTCTTGATGACCACTGCCTTGAGCGAATCCGGGATGGGCATCTCGAGGACGCGGAACTTGAACGGAACATCGCCTTCCTCAATGAGCGACGACAGCCGCTTCATGTGTTCATTGAGACGACGACGCTTGGATTTGGAGAGGTCCTCGAAGTACTCCTCTTCATCCTCGTTCAGCTCGATGGCCGGACCATCATCCCGCCGCTCCTTCTGACCACCGCCACTCCCATACTTCTTCTTGAGGTGGCTGATGAACTCGTCCTCGGACTCGGACTCTTCCTCTTCATCGTCTTCAGATTCTCCCACGTGAATATGTGCCTTTCCATTGGTAACTGTGTGGATGTGGAGACGAACACTGATTTTCGATCCCTTGGGCAGCTTGATGACGGCCTCTTCCTCTTCGGACTCCTCCTCCTCCTCCTCTTCGTCGTCGTCCTCCTCTTCGTCGACATCAGGCTCGAAGTCCTCATCCTCTGAGGAGTCTGAATCCGACTCGGCCTTTAAGGTCTCATCCTTCACCCAGGTCGTATTCGTGTTACGCTTGCGAAGATTGTAACGACTAGGCATCTTGCTGCCTCCCGAGAAAAAACAAAGGGCATCCGTTTTTTGACAGAGTATACTAATGAGTGAACTTGCGACCATCACCGCAGTGGCGGAGAAGCAAGCCGAGATGCTTGCGGCTCGCGATGCCGAGGCACCTGCAATCAAAATCAGCACTGTCATTGTCGAAGCCTTTCTGAAGTCGCACCGCGTCCTTTGTTACGGTGGCACGGCTATCAACAACCTGCTCCCGAAGGAGGACCAGTTTTACGGCCCGACGGAGACGCCGGATTACGATTTCTTCAGCGAGACACCTCAGGAGCATGGTGTCATCATCTCAGACCAGCTTGCGGCCAAGGGCATCGAGAGCGTGGAGATGAAGCCCGGTGTCCACCTTGGAACCTACAAGGTCTTTGCCGACTACCACGGTGTGGCGGACCTGACGTTCATTGCGACAAAACTGTTCGACCACCTGTGGAAGGAGAAGATTACTCGGCATGGAATCCACTATGTCCACCCCAATTTCCTTCGCATGTCCATGTACCTCGAACTCTCACGTCCCGAGGGCGATGTGTCTCGCTGGGAGAAAGTGTACACCCGACTCACGCTGCTGAACAAGCACTATCCCATTCTGTGCACAGACGAACCCAAGGAACCGGATCAGCTGTCCGTGGAGCAGAAGAAGGATGTGATTAGCATGCTGAAGAAGAACCCGATTGTTCTTCTTGGGTTCTCCACAGTGTCTCGCCACGAGAAGAAGGCGGTGTGGTATACACCCGTTTCGCTCCTCGCCGAGAAGGAAGAGATTGAGAAGCACACCAAGGGCCACAAGACAGTTGTCCACGAAGAAACTGATATTCTTCCAAAGCGAACAGATGTGCTTGACAAGGACGGTGCGGTAATGTATGCGTTTTACGAGACACAGGCGTGCCACAGCTACCATACGACGGGTGATGGGATTCGCATTGCCAGTATCCCGACCACACTGACATTCTTCCTGGCTCTGGCGTACACGGGAGGCACGAAGGACGAAATCACTCGCCTGATGTGCGTAGCCCAGCGGCTGGTTGAGCTGGCGGCTGATAAGCCGAAGCGGAGGTTCGCTCTCTTGACCCCGGCAGAGTGCCTGGGTAAACAGAAGGAGTTGCTCGATATGCGTCGTGAACGTGTGGAGATGTTTGCCAAGTTAGGAAAGAATAAGGAGTCTGTTGATTTCGTGCAGTACTTCTTCACGTACAATCCGAAGAACGACAAGACGAAGCGTGCCAAGATATCTGCACTTCTCAAGAAGACACGGAAGGCACGTCTCACGGGTACTGCAAAGTAACCGGGATTGTGTTGGGCACGGTCACAGTTGTGCCCACTCCATTCACAACTGTGCCCGTTGTCAAGGCAAACGGCTGACCAGCCACCGCAGCACATTCACGGAATCCCTCCTGAACCTGAAGAAGAAAGTTGTAGCTGTTCTGAATACCCTTGGAGCGATAGGCGTTCACGCCTGAGTAGCCCGACCCCGCCGGAACGTTCGTGATATACGCTAAACGCAGCCTTGTTTGTGTCAGTACGTCGGACGCATCACGCAGACGCATGCCCTGGAGTCCACTGAGTGCTGTGCCATTTTGTCCGCCGGCGCTCATTTACTACCCACTTACATTTTATCGCCCTGTGTACCAGGTCACATCAAAGTACTGGCCAGAATCGGGTCCGTGGACAAGCGAGACTGGCGGAGCGGCAGCGGCATGCGACATGATTTCGGAGGCTGAGAGTGCACGAGAATAGTAGATGAGCCCGCCCACCTGGCCGTCGAATCCTTTTGAACCTCCGATGGTGGTGGGTGCATCCTCCTGCTTGGGAAGCTGTGTCAGTGTGTGGTGGCGACGGAGAAGTCCATTGATATAGACATCCACTGTGTACTGGGTGATCACAATGGCAATGTGAATCCACTTCTGAGCGGGGATATTGTCAATGAGCACCGTCTCGGTCGCACCATATGTAGCCACGGTAACCAGAATCGACCCCGACTGGCTCGCCAGATACAGACCAGGGCAGTCGGCCCGATTGAACACACTTCGCTGAGTGCCGTTTCCATAAGTGAAATCATTCACCTCAAACCAACCTTCGAAGCTGAAGGTCGCCCCCTCCGGTTGGTTGTTCGACCGAGGGAGAGTTGCCTTTGATGTGTATGGAACCTTTCCGCTCTGAGTCCCTCCTTGCAGTGGCACAGATGTCGGGTCGGTCGACGTGGACGATCGCCACGCAACGGCACCCAAGACGGCGAGTCCAAGTCCTCCAAGTGCAATCTCCATTGTTCCTTACTTAGAAACAAAGCCCCTCGAAGTGAGACGCAGGCCACCTGTCTTCACCTTCGCCGGCATCAGAAGAATCTTAATCCACTCTTCGTAGGTATGCGTCTTCTGATATTCTATCGTCTGTAGAGGCACAGGACGCCCCTTGATGTTGTAGATATAGTGAATGCGGCTTGGGTCGGATTGCGTTTCCTTCCGTAGGAACCCGCTCTTGGCAAGGTCGATGGTCCATTTCAGATCTTCACCTCGTATGGCATCTTCGAACCGAACAAGCTTCGCAATGTCTGCGAGCATCGGGTTCAGATGATTGGGCGGCCGCACAAACACGCCGTCCACATACAGTTTCCCGGTGAGGGGAATGTCAATGCTGTGCGTAAAGGTGTGCTCGGACATCTGTCCTCGAATCCGCATCACGTCCTTTCCTTCCGTGAAGCAGGCCAGAAAGTCCTCGAAGTATGCGTCAGTCACCGAGTCGTCGTCGTCGATAAATGCAGTGTACTTGCCCTTGGCATTAGCCAGGAGGTTCCTGCGTTTCATACCCACGCTCATTTCACGGTTATCCAGTGCTTCGTTGATGTCGAGACGCAGGCCCGGGCAGATGTGAGCAAATTGTTCGCGGAGAGTTGCCTTCAACGCTTCGCACTGGGTCCGTCGTTCGACCAGAGTCGGAATCAAGATTGACAGGTCAAACTCATAGGCCTTTCGCGAAATGTATGTTCGAAGGTCTTGTTCCATGTACTTGTTATTCCGCACATACAACGAATCAAAGGCAACGTTGTATCCGAGGACCGGGTGCCGATGACGAATAATACACGTAGGGTTGTAGATTGTCTTTGGGCGTAGAATGGTCTTGCACAGGTCCGTCAACTCCGTGTCGCAGTAGAAGCTCTTGTACTCGGGTGCGTAGATGGACCCGAACCGCTCATACATGGTACGCCCATAGATGGACAAGGTATTCAGTTGCGTCCCTTGGAACCCATCATTGAACCAGAGAATACAGTCACGGTCTGGAGTCATGCTGCGTCGAATGTACTCGTCGTATCCCCGAACCTCGGGGATCATGTCATCCGAAACCAGGACAACGATATCCCACGGATAGTCTACCTTCTCAATATCCGCATTGCAGGCCTCAATCTTGGTTGTGCTCGCACCATAATACAGTGCGTTCCATGCGAATCGATTAAGAATGGAAAAGAGCTGTTGCTGGATGTCGGTCCCAGTCATGGTGACGTCATCTACGTCGCATGAAACGACAACCCCAATCAGATCTGGACGGGTAGCCATGTCAAGATACTGTTTCAGTGTTTTTATCAACTGACCTGGCCGCGAGCGACTTGGGCACTTGAGGAGAATTCGCGGTGCAGCCATTATTACTTGGTAGAAGAGAACCAACCCGATACATCCGAGCTCGATCCACCCGCTACATCCTTTCCAGCACTGTCCTTCACGCCAAAGACGAACGTGTATCCAAACAAGGAGAGGTTGCTGAGCTGAGACGCAGAGGACGGTGTCGAGCTCGAGCATACGGTGCCCGCACCAAAGAACGCACCAGCATCCGAAGACTCAATCTTGGTCGACGAGCTGTGGACAGTGCAGACTGCCCCACCGAAGCCACCCCCGCCACCAATGATGAGGTTACCCGACGCGGGCATCGGGATACCGTCCAGGACCGCGGACTTCTGAAGGCGGCCGTTGATGTACACATCCACGTTGCGACCGTACGTTGTAATCGAAACTGCGAACCAGGACTGGAGAGGCACATTCTCAACCGTGATAAGCTGGGCAGTTCCGCTTCCCGTGTTCACAGTGTTCACATCCGTTCCCGAGGGATACAGGCTGATAGAAATCTGAAGGGCATTGTCCGTCGGGTGAAGCACGACAGCCGGAACGCTCGTACCCGGGTTGGTTGAACTGGTCTGGGCAATCACCGGCTTGGGTTGTCCGAACTTGTACCCCCAGTCCTTGATGTACATCCAAAACTGAAGACTTGTGTTCGAGCCAGACACAACGGATGGAATGGTGGCTCCCACCTTTCCATCAACCTCCGTAGGGGCCTGGTCCGCAGCCAGTGCGACTCCACCCGAAGGACCCACGTACTTGCTCGCCACAATGACAAGTGCGAACACCACGGCGATTCCGAGAATCGCACCAAAGATGGCCATATAGTTAGTCGGTCTGGGTCCAGAGGGTGCCAGCTGAAGGGACAGATCCGGCGGCTTGGATGCGTATGCTCCCATATTTATGCTTTACAAGGGAAAGGTATTCAAGATAACAATGGAAAAACGAACACTGCCTCTACAACGGAGTCAGGTACCAATGTTCTGTAATAACTGTGGGGAGCGAGGTCATGTGTTTAAGCACTGTTTACAGCCCGTGCTGTCGTGCGGGATTGCCCTGGTCAATCAGGCGTCGATGCCGGTGGACCCGAGTACTGTCCAGGTCCTCATGATTCGGAGGAAGGACAGTATGAGTTTTGCGGAGTTTATGCGGGGAAAGTATGACCCAACCGACGATGTGTATGTGGGCCGACTCTTTAGCAACATGACACTCCAAGAGCAGACGGCTGTGGTATGCGAGCCGTTTGACACACTGTGGAATCAGCTGTGGGGGGATGATCATTCGTCTCCAGAGTACATGTTCTCGAAGGACCGGTTCGCTCGCATTGACCGCGAGGGTATGATGCGGAGCCACATGTCTCCGTTCAAGGAACCTGAATGGGGGTTCCCAAAGGGCCGGCGGGTCCGGACTGAGACGGATGTGGAGTGTGCGATTCGTGAGTTCAATGAGGAGACTAATGTTCCGCGTGAGGCGTACACTCTTGTCAAGGACATTGTCTTGGAGGAGACGTTTATGGGTCTGAATGGGATTCAGTATCGCCACATCTACTTTGTGGCCTTGCTAACGGCTCCGGAGCGTGTGAATGTGAGTCAAAAGATGACACACATGCAGAGGCGTGAGATTTCCGGAATTGGGTGGAAGACGTTCGAAGAGTGTCGCGGCTATGTTCGCCCCCACCACATTGAGCGGATGGCCATGCTGGATGTGCTTGAGAACATTGTCAAGACGTATGAGAGCACGCCGTGACTCCCAGCATTGTCAAGAGTGCGGTCTGAACTCCAAAGGCATAGTGGAAGAGTTCGCCAACGATCACCCAGAACAGGAAATGGAGAAGCACATTACCACCAAACTCCCATGTCGTGTACATTGCGAGCACGATTGTCAGGGTTGTATCTGCAACGGCAAACCCCATGAAGCGGACCGAGTGAGCACCCGTGCCAGGTGCTCCAAATATATTCGCATACGGACACCCCATTGTATCTACGCAAACCTAAAACGTGCGAGATACACTGTGATACAATACGCGACCACACTCAGTACAAAGACCCACCACCAGACTGGGAAGACCGTGGCTTCCTTATCCTCCGTCCCGAATGGACGAATCCGCCCTTCACGCCCAAAGGCCACGGACGGTTTGATGTACAGGAAGGCCGCCATCAGGAACAGATAGATGGACACCATCCAGATGCGGTGGTTTTTCCTGGTCAGCGGCTCCATTACTTACGGGAGCGACGAGTTTTGCGGTGGTGACGACGGCGGCGGGTCTTGCGACGACGGCCGAGTCCGTGGGCCGGACCATACTTCGCTTCTACCTCATTGACGTAGAGCGGCTGATAACCGTTTGCGAATTCCATTGTAACCCCCTCCGCATCCGAGGTAAATGTTCCATTCCCGGTCTTACCAGTTGTTCCCGTATACGAAGCGGTTGTTCCTTCTACGCTCGTTAACGTGATGGGGTCTTTCTCGATTTTTGAACCCATGAGGTTACCGCGATATAATTTCGCACCTGGCGTCATGTCCACAGCCATAGCACGCCGAAATCCAGGTTCCATCTTGTTAATCCCCACGATAATTTCAACGCACCACAAGATAATGAGCTTCGTGCTTCCGAACCGGAAAGCGTTCGCGGACTACATTACTCGCATCTTTCTGAAATACCGAAAGGAAGACCGCGACCCGCTCGACGCCGAAGACAAGGATGCCGACCTGTGCTTGAAGCAGTCGAATGCCCGCGAGATGTTTCCGTATCAGAAGTTGATTCGCGAGTACTTGATGATTGAGACGCCGTATCGGGGCATTCTGCTTTACCACGGACTGGGCTCGGGCAAGACGTGCACCTCCATTGCCGTGGCTGAGTCGCTGATGAGCTACAAGAAGGTCTACGTCCTGACTCCGGCTTCCCTTCAACAGAATTACCGTTCTGAGCTGCGAAAGTGCGGCGACCCCATCTACGCCTTTGAGCAGCATTGGCGGGAAAAGGCTCTCAATGACCAGTCCCGTGTCGAGGCCAAGGCACTGAGCATCTCCGATGGATTCCTGGACCGGACAGGCAAGTTCTTTGTGACTGTCGCTGGCGAGAACCCGAACTTCAAGGACTTGCCCAAGACGGCTCAGGATATCATCAAGGCTCAGATTGAGGATATCATTGGACAACGCTTCAATTTTATCAACTACAACGGTCTCAGCTCCAAGAACATTGACACCTTTGTCCCGAAACCCGACGCCGAGGGGAACTTCCCCGAGAACCCGTTCAACAATTGCGTGGTCATTATCGACGAGGTCCACAACTTGATTTCGCGTATCGTCAATTCCTCCGAGATTGCCCGTCGCCTCTACGATGCCGTGTACAAGGCCACGGACTGCAAGATTGTCGGGTTATCGGGCACACCCGTCATCAATCGCCCCAACGAGATTGCCTACTTGATGAATCTGCTGCGTGGCCCGATTGAGCGTATCACCATTCCCTTTGGCAAGGCGGCGGCATGGGATGAGGAGAAGATGAAGACGGCCTTCAAGGCTCTGCCGGATGTGGACACGATTGAGTTCAATGCCGTGAAGAAGTATGTGCTGATTACTCGCAACCCTCCTCACTTTCGGTCCGTGTACAATGAAGCCGGAGACCGCATTGCCGTCCAGTACAAGAAGGATGTTCCCTTTGTTCCCCTAGCCATGGACTGGGTCAAGACATGGGACAAGAAACTGACAGGCGAGCTTGGGTCTGAGATTGCCGTGGACCGCGTGACAAGCGAGAACCTGGAATGCCTGCCCACAAAGTTCGAGGAGTTTGCTGCCATGTTTCTCGACGGACTGAACATCAAGAATCCGCTGCTCTTTGCGAAGCGTATCCAGGGCTTGGTGTCGTATTTCAAGGGTGCCGACGAGCGGTTAATCCCCAAACGCGTGGAAGACGACAAGATGCTGGAAAAGGTGGTGATGAGTCCCGAGCAATTCACGCAGTATCTCGATGTTCGCTTCCAAGAAATCAAGGCCGATGCGAAGAAGGCACTGAGCATGAATGACGACGGTGGGTCCTATCGCGTCATTTCTCGGTTAGCCTGTAACTTTGCCGTGCCGCCCGAGTTGAAGGCTCTGACCAAGAAGGTGGAGAAGGAGTTTAACAACGTCGTCAAGGAAACCGACGTGCCCGACAAGCCGGAGATTCTGGCGGCGTTGAAGGCGAATCCTGGAAAGTACCTGACCGCCAAGGCATTGGAACAGTTCAGTCCCAAGCTGGGAAAGATGCTGGCCAACGTAGAGGCCACCCGCGGTGCCGGTGCCGAGTGGCCGAATCAGTTCGTCTATTCGCAGTACCGTCAGCTGGAGGGTCTTGGTGTCTTTGCCGCCATTCTTGATGCGAATGGATGGCAGCCGTACAAGATTACCAACAAGAATGGTCAGTGGCAGGAGGACGAGATGGAGGATAAGCCGGCCTATGCCTTCTTCTCCGGCGAAGAGAAGGAGGATCTGCGTGAGCTGATGCGTCAGATTCTCAACAATCGCTACGAGAACAGCTTTCCTCCCAGTTTGAAGACGAGCATTGAGAAGCGTGGCAAGAAACTGCTCTGCATGCTGATGGCCACGTCAAGTGGTGCCGAAGGTATTACGCTAGCCAATGTCCGCCACGTCCACATCATGGAGCCGCACTGGACCCCGGCTCGTCATGACCAGGTTATCGGCCGAGCCATTCGCATCTGCTCTCACGCGACGCTGCCGCTCGACCAACGCACAGTCAAGGTCAGTCTGTATATCTCCGTCATTTCGCCGTCTCAGTCCAAGGGTGCGGAAGGCCCGAACATTGTCGCTGTTCGCAAGTCCGATGTGGAGATGAAACGGTATGAAGGTGAACCAGCTGTGGAGACGTTCATGTCCACGGATGAGTACCTGTATGAGAAGGTGTATGAAAAGGACAAGGTGAATCAGCGAATCTCCATTCTGCTCAAACAGTCGGCGGTGGACTGCGAGATTCACCGCAAACTCCACTCCCGTGAGAAGCCGGCGATTTCGTGCATGCGATTCGATACCACCGCGACAGGCGAAGACCTGGCGTTCAAACCGTCCATCAAGTCAGATGACCTGGATGAGACCTATCTTCGCAACATGGTGCGGAAGAAGCGGCGGTTGCAGAAGCTGAAAATCAAGGACATTGTGTACTTCATGGACCCCGACTCCAAGGAGATTTTCGACGGGCAGGCCTTTGAGGACAATCAGCGGCTGTTACGCATCGGCACGAAGATATCCGAAACGCAGATTAAATATTGGCTTGGGTAGTTACACGGCCGCCGCCCGCAGGTCGGCGAGCCAAGAAGCACACACGTCGGTCCAGGTCTTGAACTTCATCTCAGCCGCCTTGGACTGCATCTCAATACACTTGTCAAGCACCGCATCCATCGCATCGGCCACGTGGTTCGGGTCGAAGGACGGGGCACTCAGACCGAGGGGCATGGCCGCCGCCTGGTACACCAGCGGACCCGGACGAATGTACTGCGTAACGGTGGTCGGCAGGAAGGAGCGATACGACCCCACGTCCGTGACAATCTGAGGAGCACCTGTGTACAGATGCTCGAGCTGACATAGACCGAAGCCCTCGCCGTCCGACGTATTGATGCCGACATCGCACATATTGTAAATCTGGTTGATGCCCTCATCACTCAGCATGTTGGGCGGAGCCGTATCCACAATGGCCATCCGCTTCGCATATAGATTCGGGTCAAGTCCCGCACGGCCAAGCTGGTCGTGGAAGATACGCTGAATGTCATAGTGAGCACCCTTCTGCGGGTCAACCGTTGTCACCATGAGAAGCCACAGCGGCTTATCCGGATGACGACGCAGAAGCTCCACGAATCCCATAATCGTCAGGTCCTGACGCTTCCGCTGGCTGTTGCGATTGGCATTGAGGAAGACAATTGCCTCTGGGGGAAGACCCACATTCTTGCGAAGAGCCGAACGCGTCGCCAGGGGCAGACGAGAGAAGATGGTCGAGTCCACGGCGTGCTCCATAACCTGCGGCGTCTCAATATCCGTACCATACTCCGTGAACGTCTTGGCCCACGAGTCCGTGAAGCAAAAGACGCGATCCGCACTCGTGGTAATCTCCTTTATGAGCGGAGGTGCGATTCCAGTATAGACCTGATCCACATAGAGCCAGAGCTTGTACGGCGTCTCGCCCTTCTTGAACTTCATGGCCTGAATGAACCGAGCAATGATCATCGGGTCATTGTATATCATCACCACATCCGGTCCAACCATCTCGAGGTACTCGTGGATCTTATTGAACCCAAAGCCCTCCTCCTTCGGGTCCTCATTGGCCGCCGCATCGTAGGCAACAATACCATCCGGTGTCTTGCGGATATTCTTCCGCTCGGGATGACGCTGGAATCCAAAGTGGAACGTCTTGACCTTGGGGGCAAGAGTGGCAGCCTGGGCCAGAAGATTAGAGACCACCTTTGAGTACCCGGTGGTCTGGTCGACGTGTGTACTGACGAGAACGAACCTCATTTGAGTGTATTCTCTCCACTCTGTATAAATAGAATGCAGGTCAACTCTGCACAGGACTATCT